GGCTGTTACAAAGCCGCTGATCGAAATGGCATCTCCTACTTGTACGGGCTTGCCGTCACGAGTTGTTCCGCCTACTGTTCCTGATACTGCCATAATGTTTCTCTTTTCTCGCCGTGAACGGCGCTTTGATTTACTTTCTCCAAGTTACTAATCTGAAACTCTTTCCATCTGTGCTCTTGACAAAACCACGACCAGCAATCTGCATCATGACAAGTTCGCTTGAGGAGTACGTTCTTTCCCCAATCTTAATTTCGTCACGAACAAGATTCGTAGGTCTTGTAGCAACGTAGACTGGTTTACCTGTAGCCACCGACTGTTTGCTGACTGCGGTATCCGTGGTCTTCTTGACGTTCGCTGCCGCCACCCGACCAGCCGCCGAGCCGCCTTTGGCGTAGCCGGGGTACTTAGTCTGGATGGTCTTGGTCACCACATCGTTTGCAATTCTGTCGAGTGTGGCGTTGTGGAACGCTGCAACCTCAGCTTTGAGTGCTGGGGTATACGGCTTCTTCCAGAACGTATCCATTTGCCGCTGATAACCCCTGTCGGCCTTCAGTGTGGCGTAGAGACGTTCCTTGATACCGTTACCGATGTCAACCTTAGTCTCACGTGGAAATTCTTTGAAGTACGCCATCTTTAAGAAAGGTGCGAATGCCGCGCCGAGTGCGCGGTTATTATAGTGCTCCGCATCGGTAGCAATACCTTCTTCGTATGTTGTCTTAGACTTCGTAGTCTCAGCAGCCTTTGTCTTTTCAAACTCGGCCTTCTCAGCCTCAAACTTCTTGCGCTCCGGTGTAATTTCTGGTTCTTTCTTCCTGTTGGCTTCGTCCGCTTCTAAGTCCTTAAACCATTCGGACAGACCGCTCTTACCTTGAATGTACCCTTTAAGGGCGGCAATGTTTGGTGCAGGTTTTCCTTCTGCGTCCGTGGCGTTGAGGGCATTGTTAATTGCGTTCAACATCCCAGGCATGTGGGATTCTACCAACCCTTCAAAGAAGAGAGGCTGTGTAACGTGCTTGTAATAGCCTGCAGGGTCCACTGTCTTTAGATGGCTGACAAAGTTTCCTACAACTTGACCGTAGTTCTCTTGCTTACCCTGAGCCTTCATGTCATCATAGACATTCTGGGAAAGTACTGGATCAGCAGTGTACAGAAGTTCGTCCGTCGCTTTGACGGCTTCTAGCATGCCAACCTTCTCTTCGTAGCCTTCAGTCCCACCGATACTCTCGATGAAGTCCTTGGCTTCCTGCATCTCCGAGACGCCTTTGGGGAACACTGCCTTGGCTGCGTTCCAACGCTCGAATGCTCCGTGCAATTCCTTGACTACCGCGCCATTGGCAGGCGAAGCGTCCCGCATGGCTTTGAGGGCCTTGCGTACATTGTCCGGTGTAGCCTTGGTGTCGATTGCTTTGTCGGAGGCCGTCTTTGCAGCCGCCGCTTTTTCCTCTTCGGTTTTCTCCGCGCCTTCTACTGCAGGCGCTTCGGTGGTTTCCGTGGGAGTTTCAACTTCCGTCTGAGTTTCCGTTGCGGGAGTTTCAACTTCAGTAGTCTGAGTTTCTACTGCTGAGTCTGTGGTTGGTTCTGCAATTGCAAAATCTATCAAATCTTCCGGCATGTGAGTCCTTCTTTAGTTCTGAGTTTTCTGAGTGCTTTTACGTAAGTATTCAAGAGCCTGTTCGATTCCTTGGACACTGTCGCCAAACAAACCAAACGCTCTGTTATGCCTGTTGCACAACCACCCACGAAACTTGTGAGTTTTGTGGTCATGGTCTAGGCACGTTGCTTTATTGGTGCATCCTGGTAGTTCACAAATTTCTGGACAAGGACGTGTTGGTGTGGGAAGGTTTTTACGCCCACTTCTTCTGGCGTGTTCCCTGTGTTTTTCAAGGTTCACTACTTTCCATTCCCTAGAGTCACTACAGTGCTTTTCGTGAAAATCTGGGTCAGATGCATATTGCTCTGCAAACTTTTCACTCTTACACTCTACGCAGGAACCATCACAACTGTAACGTAAACCTGAGTGTCCTCTTTTACAGGGATTACCTTGGTATATTTCTGTGCTCATACTTTCCTCCGCAATAGGTTCGCACAGGAGGAGATTGCGGCTCCTCCCGTGCTAACTCAGGATTCGAGGTCCTGAGGTATTAAAAACTTTGAGTTCTTACTCTCCGTCCCTAAAGAACGAAGCGTCTTCCCACCACCGTGGGTAGGGAAGTTTACGATGTATATTCTGCGCCATTCTCGGTGCCAAACAAAACCTCCACACTGTACTTCCCGTCGTCTTCCAAATAAACTCCAATGGTTCCTCCTGGCTCGACACTCTTCTCATTGCTTTCTTGGCGTCCAGTCTTAATGCCGACGATCATGTTTTCAACGGTCACCAGATTAGAATTGTGCGTTACATATACGCCGAATTCGCCTCTTAGAGCCTTGTCGAAGAATTCTTCTAAGCGCGTCTCAAGTTCATCCAGAGATTCACCTTCTGGTATGACTTTCTTGGGGTGATCTACGTAGAAGTCCAAGATGTCTTGGTAGACATCCTTGTTTCGTCCTGACAAGAAGCCTAGGTGCCATGAGATGAGGCCCCTATCTTGAATCACTTCTAGTCCCAGTTCTTCTGCGATGATGTCAGCCGTCTGTAGCGACCTAAGCATAGGAGACGAGACAACTTTCTTTACCTCGTCCCCGTAATGCTTGGCGATATTCTTAGCCGCTGCTTCGGCTTGCTTGATGCCCTTGTCGTTTAAGGATGGGTCTAGTCGGCTTCTGAAGATGTTCTCTTCGTTTGCCTCGGTATCCCCGTGTCTTTGCAAAAGCGCAATCAATTTTCTAGCCATAGCAGTCACCTATATCTTTCAATGTAAAGAGCGGCTGCTCTGAGTACTTCCGGACTTTCTCGAAACAACCCTAATGCCCGATTGCAAAGGTCACAAAGTAAACCACGAGGTGTAGGTGTATCTGTGTGTGCATGATCAGCGGCTAGCTCTTTATATCCTTGAGTCTGTCCACAAATCTCACACAGATTGTTTTGTTCTTTTTTCTTAGCCTCGTACATCTCTGGTGTCCAACCGTATCGAGAACGGTAGCAGTTATTGCTTGCCCTCTTCATGGGTTCAGGATTTATTTTGTACTTTGCTTTGCGCGTAGCGTTGTAGCGTATAACTTGTTCGGGTGTTGGCATGGTGTACCTCTCATAGAAGGTCACGTAGGGGCGCTATGAGACGCCCCCACGCTAGCCCACGCTGATCAAGGCGTGAGATGCTTAACGACGTAATTGTCGTGGTGGTTGTTCACCTTGTTGGGGTGGTTGCTGCTGTGGTGCTTCTTTTGGTCCTTTGAGTGCTTCCGGTACGGCCTTGGCTGCAACTTTATGCTGCAACTGTTGGTCGGCTAGGCCAGCGAAGTCCTGAGGGGAAGAGTTAATTCCCATCTTTGCTAGAGCCTGTACTGCCACATTACCCGGCATCTTCGACACATCTACCGAGATTGACTCGGAAGGTGGTTTATCCGGTGGCTTGTTCGCTGCGGCAATCTTCTTGGCCATCGCTGTATGCTGCTGCCAATGTGTGTGCGTGTTGTCGAACCCTGCCTGCTGCTCTGGTGTACCACTGCGGAACTTTTGTCCCTCGGTGGAGTTCATCCACTCAAAGCACTCGTCCGCTTCAACTGCGTGATTCTCACTCTCGTCATCGGCTACAGGAACAGTGCTGATCTTTGGTGGGGTAGACTTCATAGCCTGACCCAACTGAGCAGTCATTGCTTGTGCTTCAGGCGGAACTGGTTGTCCAGACGCCTGAGCCAGTTGTATGCCTTGAGTTGCTTTCTGCAGTGTGCTCTGCATCTGAACGAACTGAGGATTGTCTTGCGTACCTGTTCTCAACAGGACTTCCATCTCATTGCGTTGCTTTGCCGCCGATGATGCACCTGGGACTTTGAATCCCTTCATGCGCATCTGATCGAACAACTCTATGGAGTTACTTGGTGAGAACACAATAGCATTCAAGGCTGGGTTTGCAGCAGACTTGTCTACCCAGGTCATCAGCTTCTGTTCCTTCTGAGATTGTGACTCTGGGAATGCTGGGTTGGTGTCTGGGTAACAGGTGACATTTCCAGCAAGTAAGTTCGCTGTGTTGACTGAAACGTTGCCCTTACCTTTGATATTCTCTTGGATCGTCTTGCCGTCACGACATTCTGCCGCACACTTTACTGCTTGTTGTGCTGCTGCTGCGAACATGTCTTGGCATGCGTTCCACGGTGAGCCTACGCGCTGCAATGCTTGGTCGCGCTGAATAACAGCGTTGCCGACTGTTTGTTCTCCGGTTGCGGCTCCGAATAAGGACGGCAGTGCGCCTGATACTTCCTCTGAAAACGTAGTAATGAACCACTTAATGAAGTCAGGCAGTGCAGCCTGAGGCTGCGGCGTATCTTCTACCATGATGTACTGCGCTGGTAGTGTAAGTCCCGGTTGCGGTAAGAACGGCCCTGAACTTCCAGGGATGTTGGGTTGCGTCTTCAGTGCTTCCATATCGAAAGCGTCGGCGTTGTACCATTTCTTTGGTATGGTGCGCTTGAAGAAGTCGTCCATCAAGTCTACCCAGTCGTTGATTCGCTTCTGTACCGAGATGAGCATTGTGCCCATGCTGCGACGGTTCTGGCCTTTACCAGCCCATGGGTGTCCAATTACGATGTGGTCGTCCATCTTCTCGTTGCGTGAAAAAGCGTACTCGGCACCAGCCCTGGCCAGCAATGCCCCGTTAGGGAATGCTTCCAGCAACTCGGCCTTCGCTTCATCACTCACTGATTGGTCTAGGAACATTGACGGCCTAAACCAAGAAAACTTCACTGTGCTATGTCGATTCAAGGAGTCGCCAGTTACGTACGCGCCTACTACTGCTTGGCGTACATTCTCCCTAGCGATTCTGTCCAACTGTGTCTCGGACATTCCGTCAGTGCCTGGGTTAATCTTGTCGGCAATCCATGGGAACATCCCACGAACTACTGCCACGTCCAAGTCCAAGGACAACTGCACGAACTGCATAAGATCGAAACTGTCAACTGCGATGGGAACCTTGTGATCCAACTTGCCGTGGACGGTTGTTACTTCGCGTCCTAGCGGCTTGCGGTCATCTCCTGCTCCACCCGCTTGTATGAGTAGGTCTTCCCCACCATTGCTCTCTGGCTCGTCTTCCACTTCAGAGGTTTGTGCGGCCAGAACATCGTCAAGGGTATCCTGACCCGTAGGCTCTGCGTCTGGTTCATTGAATATGTTTTCAGGAACGGTTGGGGCATGCACTTCTCCTTCGAAGCCATACTTCTGTCCATTAACCTCATATCTTGTCCACAAAAGACATCTATCTTCATTCCAGAAGATTCGTGCAACCTGTGTAAGTAGATCATGAAGATTGTTGTTGCGTGCCCATATTTCCTTAAAACGTTCGGCTTCCTCAGCAGCCACTCTATCTGGTCCATACTCGGGATTACACGGTGAAAATTCAACCTTCGGTACCTCTCGTGAAAGGGCAGCTACAATTATGTCCCCCTTAGGACCATACACATTCGTGTCATAAATTGTATTGTTACTCTTTTGGTCCTTTGCACCAAACCCGGTGTTGGCCCCAGGTAGCATCCAACCGCCCTGTCTTCCTCGTAAAAGATGCTGATATCCCCTCTCAAAGTGGAGCGCCTCCCAAGCCTGTTCAACTTCAAACCTGCGTGCAGCAGTGTCAGTTTTAGTAGCAATATTATCTAGACCTATCAAGGCTCCTTTTGCGACTTCACTCAAATCTGCGAATGGTTCTGGTGACCATGGAAAAGGACTATATACTCCTAAGGGACTATCGGAGGGGTCTTCTTTAGTATCGCCTCTGTCAGACTGAGAATAAGACCCAGTTCCTACATCTTGGGACGTTGCAATAACATCTGCCATATTTTCTCCTAAGTTTCCCAAGCGTCTCTTGAGCGAGTGAGTTCTTTTTTCCACTGGTGGTTCCAACACAAAGTTTGCAATCCATCAGGAAATCCTCTTTGCTTAACTTTGAAATACGCACTGGTAGAAGGACCAGGATTATCCTTGCGATCTTTGGCACCGTCATTGTGTATGTGGTCTAATGAAAGCATATCAACATCAACAATTACACAGCCGTCCCAAGAACACCCTAAAATACCGTTGGGACTGTAGTGCGTGAGCACTTCTAATTTTAAGCGCGCTCTACGGTCTCGCATTCTCTTCAGTTCCTTGCTTTTGTTCTTGCCGTAGTTGCGTGTATTGGATGCTGTGTTTCTACACTTTTCACTGCAGTACTTTATGTTCCACTTACGACCGCTCGTTTCAATCTCTTTACCACACTCTTGACAAATCATTTCTTTCCTCCACAATAGGTCGCCTCAAGGGAGGAGATTGTGGCTCCTCCCGAGGCTAGCCCACGTTAATTAGACGTGAGATTTTATTAGAAGTGCCCAGAACATTGTCCCTGGCTCCTCCCGTGCTAGTGCTGGTTCCCGGCGTGGCTTGCGCAGCCGCTAAGTCAGCAGGTTCTGCGTTGCTCTTCTTTTTTCCTAAGCCTGTCATTGTTTCCCCTTCTTGGACGACGGTGCGTTC